GCGTTGCAGCCTCAGCCTACGGCCAGATTGGAGGCCAGACTGCGGGAACATCAACAGCATACACTACTACTTATGCTAAGTTAGTCATCAATACGAGTCTGGATGCAGCCGCTCAATTTGATGTAAACGGTGCAAATAACCGTCTGCGCTATACAGGCTCCGCGACTCGTAAGTTCTTAGTGTTCGCCAGCATGGATATGTTTTCAGCTACTGATGGGGCACAGTTCAGTATTAAAATTGCAAAAAACGGAACGGTGATTGACGCCACACAGTGTAATGCGGTGTGCCCAACTAAAGCTAGTGTAGGCATCGCCAAGCTGGTGTCAAACTGGATCATCGAATTTGCCACGAATGACTACGTTGAGATTTTTGTGGCTTCCGTAGGGGGTGCCGAAACCGGAACCCCGCAGCGTATGCGCTTAGTCGCAACCCCCGTATTCTAATATGCCAATCTCAGCCCTACCACAAGCACCGTTCCGGCAAGACCGCAAGACATTTCCGACACCAATTGTCGGGGATGTTTTGTTTAGTGAAGTTCGTGATGGCACCCGTACGAATCTTCCTGAATACGGCACGCCTCATCCGAATACTACGAAGTGGCCTAACCACAAATTGGTGTTCATTAAGCCAGTTGATATCGAACGCAACGAGATCTTCGAGTTCTTCTACGCAGCAGAACGCGAGAATCAGGATCTCTACAACTTCGCTTTTGGTAACAGAGTTATTGGAAACAGGGAGTTTCGTACAGTAACACGTACATACGTTACGCTGCGTGAGAACTTCAAGCCAGTGGATATTGAATTCGGCACAGCCATGCCGAACGTGCCAGAAGATAAGTTTGAAGGGGTCAATTACGTTTTCTACGACAAGGAACAGCAGAACACGCAGCAGGAAGAACTGAATGCTCTGTTCGTTATTGAGGCCCACAGCTACGTGGAAGAGGCTGTGCTCGACGAAGTGCTGACGCTTTCTACTGAGAGGCAAGATCCGTTGCCCCCTAAGTTTCGAGTGCTGTCGCCCACTACTACGACAGATGAATTGGCGGAAGGATCGGTCGAAACACCAGTACTTACAGGCGACCAGCTCGCGGCGACTGAGGATCAACTCAACACAAATCTTAAACGGAAACGTACGGTTTCCCGTTCGTCAGCAGAGAACACCAGTTCTTTGGGTGGGAAGCAAATTACCAGTGACCTCCAAGTCGCTGATGTGGTAGAATCTATTGTTCCAGATGGCACAACGATCACAACATCTGCGCTTACAGTAGACGGGTCTGTTGAGTCTTTGGGTAACGGCCAAAGCATTCAGCGTGTAATTACTTCTCCCGAACTGTTTACCGCTAAATCATTTTCTGTTGAAAGACCAGATGTTGTGCCGGATAAATTTCGTGTAGCAATCCCAACATCTACTATTGAAGAAAGAATTGCTGGTGTTGCAGACACACCCGATCTAGTGGGAAGCGAACTAGAGGCAACCGAGCAGCAGGAGAATGTTCATGTAAAGCGTGTACGAAAAACAAAACGTGATCCTGTTAGTTTGCCCGTTAGCCTCACACAAAAGGCAACTGCAAACAACAAGCAACTAGCCACAATTACTCAAACATATAAGGTCGGTGACACCACCGAAACTCCTTCCGCTACTGTAGATATTGAAAGTGAAACACTAGGAGACGGCACATATGTTGTAACGAAAACAGAAGTTCCTGAAGTATTTGATGAGCGCGCTTTTAGCGTTGAGATAACCGACCCACTACCCGATAGATTTAGATCTGCCGTACCTACCACGACAACTGAAATTACTGTTGCTGGTACGGCAGCAGCACCGACGCTTACTGGCTCGGAGATATCTGCTACAGAGCAACAAGTTAACAAGTTTATAAAGAGGACACGCAAAGTCTCTCGGGCTACACAGACAAGTGGTGTTACGCTCAATGGAGTAAATTTAGATCCTGCGACAGGAAGGTCTGTAGAGTCTGATGAGATTGTCTATCCGAGAGGAGCAAATGCTAACGGTTCTGGCAAAATTGAAGACCTGTTTGCTAACCCAGACCACCCATTCTGGGGGCAGCAAGCAGATGGATCTTATTTTATCGGAGAACAGATATCGGAGAATTGGTTCTTAGTTAAGAAACAATTTGTAGCACCGACTGATGCTGTCAATTCGCTGTCCAATCCGGCTAAGAAAAGGTTCCTTCAGCGCGTTACTCCGTTGGGTACGGACATCCTATTCTACGAAATCGGCTCTATGCCGACAACTACGCCGACCTACGGCAGTGCCCACTACGATATCGCCAACTGGCCTAACCATAAGTTGATCTATATCGTACCGGAGGGCGACTCCGGCATCCTGTATCGGTTTTACTATGCCGCAGACAGGAACAATCAAGACCTATACAACTTTGTTGACGAGGACGGAAGGGCTCTTACAAGAACCTACATTATTCCGAGGGCTCAGTATTTGAATAGAGCTTCGTACAACGCGACCATACCGACAGTCGGTACGTCCGCTGATCCGCAGTTTGGTTCATCTGATGCTGTGTACGGCGGATTTGTTTTTGTCGGTGAAAACATCGAGAAGGCACCAGAACCACTCGATAACCTCTATGTGGTGATTGAGCGTGTCTACTTACCTAAGGTGCGGACGTCTATAAAGTACGATGATAATATCGAAAAAGCTGTGTCTGTAACACAGACGATCATTAAAAAAGGCACAGGACCTACGGTACAAAACTCCGTTGGTGTCACTGTGCAGGTAGAGAACGTAAATAATTGGTACGATATCGAGACTGTCTCACGTATTGTCGGTCTTGAGAGTATGTTGGACAGCAACGGTAAGTTTATACCTATCCGCCTACCTGACGTACCGAAGGATGTTGATTATAATTTCCCAAACAAATTAAATTCAGTTAATATTAAATTTGTATCGGCTACGACGATTAATGCTGACGGTTCTACAGATACTGACACAGCTTATTATATTGATTACGATTTGCAAAGCCCACCCACGGGCCCTTATGCAGCTAAGATTATTCGGTTTTTAACTGATGACCCACAAGCTATCCGTGATCAATATCCGATAGTTCAACTTAGACCTAAGCGCGAGACCATTGGTGTTGCGACTGCTATTGACGGCAATGCAAATGCTCAACAAATTGAACTCCCGACCTCCATACATGGACCAATTGATATCACTGTCAATGAAGAGGATATAGATGTATCTGGGCTTAAGTACGCAGTTACTCCAGACCTACCAATTTCAGATGATTTCTTTCAACTCATGGTTGGTGGGGACTTTGTTGCTGGTTATGAAGTAAGTAAAACAGTCTTGGATCTGTACGAAGTCAGTGTTGTGCTAATAAACATCGACGGTCTTTATTCCAATAAATTTGTTACAACAACTACTGGTCAGACGAGGGTTAGGCATGTGTTGAGTAACTTTGAACCTGATTATGAGGTACGATACAAAATATTTAATGATCTAGTATCCCCACAATATACTTTGTTTTATGCACAAAAAGAAACATCTGTGGTTTTTACAAGCACATATGGGTCGTGTAATATAATAATACCAGAACGACTATATTATTTGGGCGTCGCACGCTCTTATTTCCCTGTTATCTGCGATTCAATTGATGATATAAATACAATACTCTCTGCTGAACAATGGCAGACGCGTACGGGTAGTATTGGTGATTGTAAAATAGAGATACCCAGCGACGTCCAACAAAAAGCTCAAACGTTAGCTCAAAACATCCATAACTCAAAATATAAAACTAGACCTGCTGCTTCAGCTGCTACAACGCTTCAGAAAGATAAAAATCTAGCGCCATATTTTGTTTTTGATTCTGATGGCACATCTTTACAAGCAACCTCAATTAAGTCTCCAGCACCGACATTTGGTATATCGTCCCCAACTGCTGGCAGCTCTGTTGCAGTAACTATAACTATTTAATATGGGAGACCGATATTATTACGACGAGTTTGGGGATAGGCAATCCTACCATAGGGATATGCTACAGATGCAGCGTGAACAACGTAAAGCGGAAGCTAGAGCGAATCGTGATGCCCTCCGTGATAAAACGCAAAAGGCTAAAGATGACCTTTTTAACGGCCACAAAAGGGAAATTGCTAAAAGCACCACACGCGACACCAAACAGAAAAAGGGTGCCGAGGAAGAGGTTAAGGTACACAAAAAAGACCGAAATAATAATGGTGGGGTCTATGACGATTCAGAGTTGCGTGCTTTGATTGCCGCTCTTGAGAGCAGACTTAATTCAGCTTCAATCGACGCAGAGTGCGGTGAGGGCTCCGTTACCGTTACCCTGAACATCTAATCAAATATGGCGACATATGTGTCTACTACCGAGTGCCCGTGTTGCCTTAGCTGTAATTCATTGGCTGGTCTCTTTGGTGTTTCATCGGTATTGCTTACTGTTCAATTTGGTACACTGGCCAGTGGTTCTCTTGTTGCTAGGTTTGACAATCTATCTGGGGCTTCAGCCAACGGAACCATATTGAGTGCACCGTTCGGATTTCTTTTTCTTGGAGGTGCTGGACTTTCTATTTATAATGACAATAATGCTTGTTACTTATCAGTAACGGCTACTAATATTGGTACAAATCAAGTATTGGCTTTTTCAAGTACTTCCTTCGCTGTAATACAAAACCCCCTACCTATATCAGGAAGTGGTACAGCATCACGGTCAACTGGTATACCACCGAATCAAAATACAACACAAGATTCGGGTACCTTTACTCTAGAATAATGTGCCAGTACGCAATAAGTATTTCCGACTCTTCCAACCGTTGCTCCCTAGATTTTTATGGGGGTTTTCCGAGTAAAGGAGTATGTGCACTGTGCGTGAAAAACGGAGAAAACAATACAGCGCATAAGCAGCAGCTTGACAGAAACCAACAAGATCAAGAGGTAAGTAGTACTGTTTCAGTTTTAGAAATGGCTGGTACTTTGAGTAATTCAATATTACGGTGGGCTAGTAGTGGGTTTCAGGTTGTAGCTAACGACGTACTCGAAGACCGTAAAACAATCTGCTCCGCCTGTGACTTATGGGACCCCACAGCCTTCGGCGGGACAGGTCGCTGCAAGAAGTGCGGCTGCTCCACACAGGCTAAACTCCGCATCGCTACTGAGAAATGCCCTATCGGAAAGTGGTAAAACCGTACTTGACCCCCCACCCTTTTTCCTGTACCCTATACCCACCATGAAGACCAAGACCAAGAAACAGGTAGCTTATCTGCTTAGTAAGGTAAGCCCCCTTGATGATAAAGGACAAGGTAAACTTAAAAAAGAACTCCATTCCGGCGACGTCAAAGTTAAACCCAAAAAGTAATGCCAGCAACCACTGCCAGCCAGCTTGTTCCGCTGCTCGATAAATACATCGAACCAGACGGCGAGTTCAAGACAAGCCTTAATCAGGTCTTGTCTCGTATCTACAACATGGGGACTTACCGTGATCTTACTATCCAGTACAGTCTGCCTGTTGTTGACAATTGCGTTACGCTGCCGGACGAAGCCGATTCGGTACTTCACACCATTGTGGATAACCAGCCAGTGCCCGTCCGTTCTTTGTGGCACGACTTCAAATCGGTCGGCATGGGGGTCGGCGCAGCTGACCTTACATGGGGTCTGGTTGACGCTGGTTTTCACCCGTTGAAGCGGTTGATTACTACCGCTACCGATACTTTGCACATTGTTCCGTCCGACCAGTCACCGACGAAAACCAATTTCAATCCTAATGACGGCGGCGAGATCGTGGTCACAGCGACAGATGGCGATAAGATTTATCAGTCAACCACCGATACCGTATCCGACAACGATGTGCCTCTCACGTTTGCAGAGGACATTAACGCTGTGATTAGTATCCGCTTCGACGGTCTTACGGATGCCTACGACATCCGAACTACTGCGGGCAATTCCGATACCACAATTGCCACAGTCGGACCGGATTCCGGCGTCACTCGCTATCGTAGATTCAGGTTGAACCGCTCGACCAATGACGAAACTGTCGTTCATGTTCTCTGCAAACGAGCCTTCCAACCTGTGCGCTCCGATAACGACATCGTGTATGTCGGAAATGTCGGTGCTCTAAAGCACGGTCTTATGGGCCGCTTGATGGAGGATAACGCCGATATCGAGCGTGCCGAATACCACTGGAACAAGTGCATGCAGCTGATGGAAGAGGAAGCCGCTACCTCAAGGGGTGCTGCTATTCCGAGGTTGAATGTCGATCCATATGGTACTGGCAACCTTAATCGTATTTACCAACTGTACTAATGATAGTCATTAAACCTTCCGGTGAAGACCGGAAACAAGCACGCGCTGAAGCCAAAGCGATGGGTGTGCTCAGGGGCTCAATCGCAAGAGGTCGGGGCAACGAGATTGGAATGATGGGCGAGATGCTTGTTCATCGTGAGATCGGCGGCAGCAGGGTAGGCGACATAAACTTCGCTTACGACATCACTATGCCAGACGGCGTAACCATTGACGTGAAAACGACTAAGGCCGCTAGTGTGCCGGAACCCCATTATGTGGCTCGCGTGTACGGTGCAGAGTCCAGTGCAGAAAAGATAGGCAGCAAATGTGATGTCTACTATTTCGTTAGGTGTAACCAACAAATGACTCTCGCCACTATTATTGGTTGGTTGCCAGCAAAAGAGTTTATTGTGAAAGCAACCTTCCTGCCTAAAGGCAATGTTGATCCAAATGATGGCAAGCTATCTTTCTCTGATGAGTTTGTGGTACCCATCTCAGAACTGAACCCGCCCTCCGTGAAGATCACGAAGAAGCGGGTTCGTTAGTTCCTTAGAAGTCGCCACCTTGATCGATGTCGTACGCCTCTGAGAGATCAATCTCCCAGATCTTGCCGCCACCTTGACCCTTGCTCCGTACCGGACGGACGTTCTTGTTGTGCTGACTTACCTCTTCGAGGACCGTCATGCCGCGACGGACGAACTCCAGATTTCCGCTGTTGCCGACGCTACGACCGCCGTTACATTCTTGTAGCACAACGGTGAACTCAGTAAGAGTGCCGCGCCACTTGGTAAGAGATACGGTTTCACGGACCTTCTTAGCGAAGAACTCGACCATCTCTGCAATGGCAGAGCGCGAGCTATTATCGTAAGCTGCGGCTTCGATGAATGAGTCAATGTAAGTCTTAACGCCGAATCGGTTGGAATCCTTTATCTCAATCGGTACCTGCCAGTCGTAAAGCCACTTGAGGAAGAACGGCAGTTCGGTGTTGATCGTGTTCTCTACGAACTCGTTTGAGCCGAACTTCACCTTGTGTCCGCTGTTGATACGCAACGCAATGATCTTGTCTCGGTTGCTGCTGTCAAGTGACGGCAGGGCGGCAAGGGAGTTGGCATCAAGGTTGAGTGACATCATAACCCTACCGGACCACGGCAACGGGATAGCATCCGCGTACTTCGCATGGTACTCAAGTCTAGGGTTGGCTACACATCTCTTGGTAAGTTCGACGAACTTGCGCTGATCGGCGTAGGTCGCTGCTGCTGTCTGGTCATCTACAACCCAAGCGGCAGATCCGCAGAGGTCGCGGTTGAAGCTGGTCTTGCCTGACAGATAGTCCGAGGCATCACTAAACCCGCCGACCGAAGCACCAATAATTTTGTTGGTGAGTAGGGTCTTACCGTGTCCGGCTGGTCCCAATAGGATCATCAGTTGCCCCTGATCGAGTCGGCATTCAAGCACCGCTTTGTACAGGCGTTGGAACCACGCTAGGAAATACGGCAGCGTTTCCTTGCCGTCACTGTCCTTCGCAAAGAACGGCATGAGATATGAATGAATCCACGGCCAGTTAGCTGGATCTCCATTGTCAGCTGGCTGCACGGCGTTTGCCCTACAGTTGTTGAGGATCTTTCTGCCGTAGTAGTCAACCACTCGCTCTTTGGAGAACACGACAGGCGCGACCTCTTCGACACGGCAGTCGTTGGAGATAGTGAGGATAGCTTGTTCGATCTCCGACACCGTCTGGTTCTTCTTGAGCTTAGGGCTGAAGCCAGCCTTACGGAGTTCGAGCACCAGTTGTTCTTTCGGTATCGCCACAGGTCCGCCGTTAAGGAGTTTGTAGAATGACTTTCCGTTGAACCAGTACTGGTCTAGTAGAGTAGACAGTTTCTTCTCCTCGTACTGGTCAACGAACTTCTTACCGAAGATCGAACCCCACGACTTGAACCCTGTACCCGCACGGTCTGAGTAGCAGATCATTCCGTCTTCCCGTACCTGACAGCCGTCGCGGTCGATGCCGTCGTCAATCCAGAACAGTGGTCCGCGAGCACCTACGGTGAACTCACCTTTCCATCGGTTCGGGAACTTACGCGCAACTTCCGCTGCGATGTCATCGAGCGGGATGTTGGTTTCGTCGGTCTTGATCGGTGTATCGTTTGCCGATTTCAGCAACACGGTACGGACAAAGGATATGGCAATAGGGTCCCCGATACGGGTCCAGTCTG